ACTAGCAACTGCACCGGCAATAGATTTATATGAACGATAATAAGCAGCGTTAGCCTGATATTCCTCTTTCATCGCACGAATAAAGTATTCAGAAAGCTTTTCGGACTGCTCATTGGAAATATTCAAACCTCGGGTACGGGCAAGAGATTCATTATATTCTGCCAATCGATTTTTAACCGTAGCCAAAGATAACAAACCCTGTGCATACTGAGAAAACAAATTAGCAGAGTACGAATAAAGTTGCATCTGCTGTTGAGAAGGTAAATACTTATTCATAATTACCTGTGCTTTACCTTGTAAACCAGTAAGAAAAGCCTGAGCAGCTGTAAGCTGAGTCTGAGTACGAAGACCTGCAAGTTCCTGACGAGACCTACTTAAATCAGTGATAGCCTGCTGAGGCGCATAAAGATCACGAAGATTTCTGTAAGAGGGGTTCAAGAACTCAAAACGACCATCAATAAGACTCGCTATCTGAGCTTTGCGAAAATCACTACCAAACTGGAAATCGAAAGTATTTTCAATATCCTTTCCTTTAGCCTGATTAGCTAAAAGCTGGTTCTGATAATAAGAATTAATAGCATTACCAATAGAACTGAAATCCATACTGAAAGCGGCGGGGACCTGATTAGGCATTTCGGCGGTAGGATTACCTACACCAGAAACACCGGCAGAAGTAACGCCAGTACCTGCAGTATTACCGTCAAGTCCATTCATATAAGGATTATATCCGGCCTCTTCAAGGCGGGCACGCTGCGCAGCCGGAGAATTATACTCGTTTTCACGATTCCACTGTTCCAAAGACCACTGATTCTGAGCATCACGTTCGGAAGTTTGCCACTCACGATTAATGGCTGCTTGTTCAGCATTCCATTCATTATTCATTTGAGCAATCTCCTTTTGTCCTTTATTATAAACTTTAGCGGCACGTTTAGACATGCCGCCAGAGATACCAGAACCTAGAAGTCCGGAAATACCTGTAACAAAAGCGCTACCAACAACAGGATCCATTATTCAGTAGATTGGACAGGTTTAGATTGAGTATCACCAGAAGCCTGAGCAGCAGCAGCATCAGCAGCTGCTCTAACCTCAGCAACCATATCTACGTACTTCTGATCAAGACTAGCCATCCAAGCATCAACTTCGGCAGGAGACTGAAGATAACGAGATTTCAAAGTAGAAATCAACGCATCATCATCCAATCTCTGCTTATAGGGGGAGCGAGAGGGCTGAATAGAACGAACAATATTCAAGTAATTCTCTTCACCAATCTGACTACGAATACGTTCAGCATTCATAAGCAAATTAACATCAGAATTCATACGAATACAACCATCCTCATCGGTATAAAACCGGAGAGACTCTATAGGTTGAATAACAACAGCAACAGCTGAAGCCATTCCAGAAACAACAAAAGATTTATCCTTACTCATAACAAACAAATTTAATAAGGCATACCATCATAATCGAAATTCCGGACAGCCTTAACATCCAGATACAACGAAGACAAGAACTGATCAGTATCCATAGAACTATCGGATTTAAGTCTAAAAATACTATCCAAAACAGACGGGTTTACTTTAAAGAAACCGTAATTCAAAGAATAATAAGTCTGACCAGCAGAAACAGTACTATCAATCCATTTAGACAAATATTCCGGATTCAAAGGAGCAACCCAAGACTTCAAAGTAGAACGGAAAGCACCATAAACCTCATCATAATCAGTTTTAAGATCAATAAACCTGGGAACATAACCCATTACAGAACCAGTAGGATCAAAAGCAAACTTATCGGATTTATAGTTAAAAAAACGACCAAAATGAAGAGACTGCATACCAATACTATCAAACTCAGGGAAAGGAAGATCAGCAGTATTCGTATACAAAAGATCCTGAGGCTGACCAGTAATCACATAATCCAAAAGAGGAACAATATGATAAATAGCCATCAAAATACCATATTCATCAGAAGAGAAAGAAGTTCCACCTTGACCAGTACCAACACCTTTACCTTTAATATTAGCTTCAGTTTCTGTGTCAGGACCCAAAAAGGTATTAACTACTTCCGAAATATCAATATTAGATGCACTACCTCCAACACGGAAACAGGTATCAGATAAAGCAGGAGACAAACTCACACCAAAATGAGCATAGATCTGATCACGAGCAGTCTGATCAGCAACCTGAGAAACCTCGCGATACTTCTGAACAGCCTCAGCCATGCGAAGTTGAAGAACAGAAAAAGAAGCAGCTAACTGAGAACCAGGAATAGTAACTCCTAAAACTCCTTGAGGAGTAGCTTCAGCACCAACCCATGTTTTAGCATTAATAGCAGAATCCCACTTCTCAGTACCAAAATCAATGGAATAAGAATAAGTAGAAGGCTTATCAGTAGCTTCATTAAAAGGAGCGCTAGGAATAGCAGCACCAAGTTTATTTACTCCACCAGGACCTGAAACGGACGAAAACAAAGAAACAGGGTATGAACGAGCAGTAGTATCAGTAGTAACATCTACAACAGAAACGTCACCTAACTGAGAATTAGGCATAACACCCATAAAAAGATCTTTCGGCCAATTAGCATAACGAAGAGTAAAAAGGTTATTACCTTCCAAATACTCCTTTAAAGCGGCGGAATTAGAAGAACCTGTCAAAGACTGGAAAACAGGTCCACCAGAATACCAATCAAAATTGTAAGTATACGGTTCAATAGACTCCCACTGACTAATCCTAAAGTGATCAGCATAAATTTTCTGATAAGCCGCAAACGGCAAAACATTAACAGAGTAATGAGTATTAATACCTTGTAAAGAAAAACCGGGATCGGTACTCAAACCTAAACTCAATTCATTTGAAGAAGAACCAGTAAAAGAACTAGGTACAAAATTACCATAACGAAGCATCATAGCAAGTTTAGCTCCACAAGTACCAGCGTTAAAACCAAAAAAATTTTCAACAACAGGCAAAGAAATATCAGTATTTCCTTTATACATACTATGAAGCAAAGTAAAAATATTTTCAGAATAACCGTCTTTAAAGGCACCTAAAACACAATACGGAATGTCATTGGTAACAATCTTATTGGTACCAATACCTGACGCCTGAACAGGATTATTCTGCATATTCATAAGAGCCTGTGGGAGGTTCTTATTAATTAAACGCAACGGAACAAAATACCAATCCAAATATTCACGAATACGAGTATACGCAGCCGTATTAACGGGTTGAGTACGAGTAAACAACTGATGACGAATTTGAAATTTGTCACCTGGATAAACCAGTTTATAATAAACTGGCAAAAGTTCACCAGCCTTGCTAGTGAAACAAATACGACGAGAAAGATCGAAACCGGACCTGTGAGGGTGATTCCGAACATCTCCAAAAGAAAATAAATTTGAAGCCATAAAATTAAATTTCGCGATAATAAATATCACCAAGGTTAACAACAGAATAAAAAGATTCTGCATAATGAGAATCCGAAAGGATCTGATTCAACTTTGAAACCTTACGAGAAAATTCCACGAAAGACCGAGCATTCAAATAAATCTCAGTCACAAGATAAAACTGATTATCTTCCAACATATTAGAAGACTGATACAAATACGCCTTGTAAAGACGACGACTAGACATTATAATTAGCTCTCTCCGTGAAAAAATTATTCATATCATTCAAATGCCGATGCTTCACCTTCGAATATACAAGAGCAGAAAGTTTAGAACGACACATGGAACCTAATCCAGACTCTGCGAATTCTCTTTGTCTTTCTTCCGTTTGATTCCAAAAAATATCCGACCAATCGCTCGTAAAAGACTGAGAATCTGAGAAAAGATCTTTGAGGCTTTGTTTTTCTCTGACATCAAAAAACTCTTTAGATAACTTAATCGCGGAATGAATCCTATCATAATCTACTCGCGGAGAGAAGAGAGAGAATCCCATCGAAGACAGAAAACTCTCACAATGCCGAAAAAATATATAAAAACGACTACAAAAAGAACGCTCAAAAAACTCATCACCAAGAGCACCTCGAGTGGGATTAATATGAAGAAACTGCATAATGTCGGTCATAACAGAATCTTCAGACAACTCTTTCACTGTCTGACTTTGTCGGTCATGCGAGTAGTAATGCCGATAGATGAGTCCGGGTATCTGGAATATGGAAGATTTCCAGTAGGCTGGCCGCTGGCAGATATTCCGAGCATGTCGTAATATCGCAACATATTCAGATACAGTACAACGGCTATGTGCGACGGGTCGAAAAAAGCAGGCATCGATAATCGAGCTCCATGGCCGAATAACTCTATACTTGCCATTGACCGGCACGCTGATTCCATCAAGGAGTTTAGAAAAGTCTCCTTTCCTACTTTCTTCAATGGAAGATGAAAAGAACTGAAATCCAAAGTGGTTAGAGAATCGTGCAAAAGGACGAATGCAGCGATTTTCTTTGAAATGTAAGGGAATAGATGTAAAGCTATTAAGATATCCCGCAACGTACGACTCAGCCTTTCCTCTGGACGTAGAGCAATCGACACGTCCAAATTTCCAGCATGAATTAACAACTCGGATAAAATTCTTGGCGAGTTTGTCGGAGTCAAAGAAAAATAAGATATGGAAATGTGGGCGGAAAGAGACGGGTCCGTACTCTCCCACAACGTATGTATGTAATTTTTCATGGTCAGGATTTAAATCACGAAGCAAGATCTGCTTACGTACACGTTTCATAAATAAAGATAAGTCCTTATGACAAAGAAAACCATAACGACCGGCATGCTGAGGATACTTTCCTTTAAAAGACAAATCTGCCTGAAGAGCGTAACGATTCCAATATTCTTTCTTACAGGAAAAATCAAACTCAAATTGCTGATCCATTGCTAAACCGAGAACAGGCCGCACATGCTTAACACCATGAAAAGTGAAAGTACGAGTAAGCCTACGACGAGGACGAACAAAAGCATGAACAGCAATATTATCTTCGTCGATCTCCTGGGTCTCAACTTCATAATAAGGGATAAACTCATTTTTATAAGTGAGACTAACAAAATAACAATATTTCGAAACAGACTTTTGAGCATAAATACGATTTTCAGCAAGAATAGACTTAGAAACCTTACAAGCATCACAGACACCACAGGGAACGAGAATAATATCACCAGTATAGGGGTTAATAACTTCATGTTTGTGCTGACATTCAGTGTAAAACTTATTGACGAACTCTGCGGTATCCATGACGTAAAACCTAATCTTTATCGTTAGACAAAAGGTAAAGATTCTCCTCGGGGAAAGAATCGAAAACAAGTACGTTTCCGGAACTAGGCTTTAAATTCTCGTGAAGAAAATGAAGAAGTTCAGCTTCCTCAACAACATAAACAACAGGCTCAACGGGACGCTGAGGATCATTGCTTTTAGCATGTTTCAATACTTTGAACAACATAGTACAATTATTTATAGTGAATAACAATACAATAATAAGGAACAAAAAGATGATACCAAAAAAAAATGAACAGAAAATGTATAGATAATTTCTATAGGAAACAAAATTTAATTGAATTCTTTGAATTCAGTGGGATGAGTGTCACTTTTGCATAGTAAGGACAAGAGAGTTGAATCGATGAAGGTGACATCGATTCCCTTCGGGCAAAAGTGTAGGCTCCGCTAAATTCTCCATGCACGCGGCTTCGCCAAACGACGTTTAAAGGATGACAAATCCTTCGGACCGGAACAGTAAAGAAATTCTTAACGGCTTCTAAGGAAGCCTAAATTCCTTTCCTATTCCTTTTGTCTTTTGTTATCCGACCTGTGGTCGGCGCTCCGCTTGTAGACCATTCGGTCTGTTCCGGGCGCAGCATCGCGCCCTACACGGATCCTAACGTGACTGAACACGACGTATGGGTGTTTACGGGTCAACTTCGTTGACGGCGTGGACCGTGGTTAACATAATGTAAGGGAAGAACGCCGCAAGAGTAAGAAGATATATTCAAGGGCGCTAGGATGTTTACGCGATTCCGCGACACGGACTTCGTCCGGCGCTCTCACTGCGTTAATGGTGTCCTACGGACAGTGTCAAAGGGCTGTAAACAGCCCTAAAAGAACAAAATACAATTATCAAAAACCAGATGGTAAGGAAGAGGTATAGATTGAGAGGGAAAAGAAGATTCACGATAAAAAGTAACCTTACCATCAGGATAATACTTGCGAAGACTGTTTAAGGAAGAACGAGGATTGTTACCGCTAAAATCATAAACAGGGACCAAATCATCACCTAACAGCAATGTAAAAACATTACATTTTTTAAACACCGAATAAATAGTCTCAACCTTTTCAAAACTAACTCGAAATAATTTGTTTGTTTTCATATCCTTTGTCTTTTTGATTACATTACAAAGATAGCATTTTATTATGAAATTCCAAAGAATATAATGTTAAATAACATTTAAAAATGTTAATCGAGTAGGTTTCCTCCGGTCATAAAACCGGAGGAGTAATTAACGGAAACCTTTAATCGTTTTGTGTGAAGCACGGGGGAAATTAGTCATAGCTCCAACACCAGTACCGGCAGCAGCACCAGACAGAACACCGCCAACAAAATCACGCCAGATCTGCTGTGCACGATAATAAGCCCTGCGATTCATCATGGAATGACCTTCACGCTTTACAAACAATTCCTGCATATCTCTCTGAAGACGAGACAACTGAGAATCATAAATATCCATATTACCACGAGAACTAGCAACTGCACCGGCAATAGATTTATATGAACGATAATAAGCAGCGTTAGCCTGATATTCCTCTTTCATCGCACGAATA